CATCGCCATCTTATAACCCTTACCATAAGGAATTTCAGCGATGTTATCGTAGGAGTTCTTAGCATCGGACGCCTGGCCGCAAATGTATTTCTCACAGTAGCCATATGCGATATCCGCAGTGTCGATAACAACAGTCTGGAAGATGTTCTTTACTTCTGGGTCATTGAGTTCACGGAGAGTCTTTTTGAAATCACCCCAGCTGTTCATAGGCTTAGCCATGATGCCAGGAATCGCAGAATAACCCTTTTCGAATGCAAGAACAATTGCACCAGGGAACTGAGAAGCGATTGTAGTCTTACCACTCTTAGGTGTTCCGTAGAACAGAACAGAATATCCACGAAGGTTTCTACTTACCTGATGAGGTTTAATGTCTAATAGTGAATTTCCCATTTTATTTTCTCCTTATATAATATATGAACAATATTCAATTAAAAATCCTTGTTAACCCCTCGTGGGGGCTGGGGATTCAATTAGAAATCGAATCCACCAGCGGCAGGAGCTGCCTTAGCGGCACCGCCAGCCTTAGATGCCTTATATTCATCGCTACGAGCCTTCATTGCAGCCAAGTCAGTTTCTCTCTTGGTCATGCACTCCTTAAGCTCAGCAGCTGTAATGGTGCTTTCATCATCCCAGAGGTAAGGCTCTTTCATAGCCCAAGTAATGACAAAGTCCTTACGAGTGCTCTTAACCTCACGTACGGAAGCTTCACCGAATGCAGACTCTTCCTCGATAGTACGAACGATAGTCTCGCTTACCTGACGACCCTTAACCTTTGTGAACACAGGCTCCTTAGAAGAAGCTTCAAGTCCCTCAAAGTAGTTAATAGCATTAGGATTGAGAACAGAAAGTTCGATAGGCATCAAATCATTTCTGAAGTTAAAGATAGCTCCACGAACGATTGCCTTCTCAGGAGTCTGCTTCTCTTCGTCAGCGTCAACATGGCTCACGTTAGTGATAATCATGTCAACCTCGAAAGTGTTACGAGTCTTTTCATCCTCGTTGATTGCGTTAACTACGTGGATAAAACCACCTTCGTTACGCTTTACGCTAACAAGCTCTTCCTTACCATTTCTGTCAGAATAGAACTCGTTCAAACCGATTGCAGAATCGATACGAAGCTTAGCAGCCTTGTCAGCGCCATCCTTCATAACAGTACCGAGCTTACCATTGATGATATCGCTCAGAGTACCGAAAGATGCATTTGCCTTACCCTTAGAGGTAGTAGCAGTTACATATGTGAAGTGAACAGGCACGATGTTAACACCGGCATCGTCAGTTGCGATTTCGATGTTACCAGAGATGAACTCTGTACCAGGGTTCTTAGAATTCTCGCCAGTCACTTTGAGTTCCAAATCATGCTGATAAAGTAAACCTTCAATATGAGTTCTGTTAATCATTGCACTTTTCATGTTCTTAATTCTCCTTAATCAATCTTATAATTTTTTCCTTTTTCAGTTAAAGCGTAAACAACTGGGTCAGCTCCGACCTTTTCACAGAAGCCATCATTGACCAACTTACGCAGAGAACCGGATACTGCACGAGAACTAATAAACAGTCCTTCGGCAACATCTCTTGCCTTAACCATAGGCATATCGGACTTCTGCATCCAGTCAAGAATCACCTTGCCGCTGTCAGTGACTTCGGGTTTGTCATTCTTAGTGTCCATGAGTGCTTCAATGTAAGCCTTTACATTATCAGTCATTTTGTCAGCAACTACGTCTGGCGCAGCTGCCATTAGCGCATTTAGAAAATCAATAAATTCTTGTTTCATAATAGTATTACCTCTTTTTGTTTTTCATTTACTTTATATAAATATTATACCATATTTAATTTGAAAAATCAATTAGTGTCTTCTATAATGTTGGTATTGGTAGTTAACTCCATTGTAATCGTAGGTTTCTGAACTTTCATCCTGCTCCCATTCTTCCATCTCGTCGAGATTTGGGAAATAAGTGTCCACATTATCGTGGTCTTTCAAGATTTTAGTTACATAAACTTCTTGGCAATATGGAAGTAATTCACGATAAATCATTCCACCGCCAATAATAAACACTGGAATACCAAGATCCAATTCCAAGAATGCTTTGACTTCTTCCATGCTTGAGTGTTTGATATCTATATCATTATCATCGACTTCTTGCGAAGTAACAATGATATTGAATCTGTTAGGAAGAGGTTTCTTTGGAAGGGAGTCCCAAGTCTTTCTGCCCATAACTACGGTTGAATCATCAGTTAACTGCTTAAAACGCTTTAAATCATCGGGAATGCGTTCCAAGAGCTCCCCATTAAAACCGATACCCCAGTTATTATCGACAGCTACAATTGCCGCAATCATGATTAAATACCCAGTTCAAGTTTCAACTGAGGTTGCATAGGAGCATAATTAACCATGTTGAAATCGTCAATTGTCATGCTATAGAAATCTGTTACCTCAGAGTTGAGTTCCAGATGTGGGGCAGAAGTCAGTACAAGCTGACCCTCATACTCCTGTCTTTGGAGTTCATAACGACGCAACATTTCATAGGCTGCGTCCATATGACGGTCATAAATCTGTTCATTTGCAACCATATGAGAGAAAACTCCAGCCTTATAACCAGTATGGCGCGCAATCATCATAAGCAATGCCGCATACTGAATTTCATTGATACCTCCTGGACCAGAAGCAGTAAGCATATCACCGCTACGCTGAACCAAAACCATATCAAGATAATCTCCATCTTCTGCATTTCTTACATTCCAAATAGTAAGGAACGCACAAGGAGCAAGACCAGGAGTCTCATGTAGGTCAGTTTCCTGCCAAAGAGAAACAATTTTGCGGCGACCATATGGGTCATTCTGAATATCCTTGATTAGATTATTAATCAAATCATAACGACTTACAGTTGCACCATAGCGCTGACCGATTGTGCCGTCGCCAATATCCCATTCATCCCACCAAGTAACGCCCATGTCATGCATCTTTGCAATGTCATTGGTTGGCTTCTGGTAGATAGTAAAGATTTCTCTAATACCAGTCTTCCAAGCCTGTCTGCGGAGGGTGCAGATTGGGAATTCACCCTTACTTAAATCGTAAGTTCTAAAAGTATGATTTACTGAGATGGTATGGGCAGGGGTGCCGTCCGCATAATGAGGGCGAGGATTTACATCCTTATAACCTTCACGCAAAATGCGGTCAATCATCTCATTCATATATCTATCCGCTTTAGTCATTATTTTTCTCCTTACTTAATACTATATCCAAATTCTTTGGCTTTGAAATAATCTTGCCAATAATCTTCTCTTTCATTTAACATTGTTCTGTCACATTCTTCTACAATTTCAAATGTAAAATTCTCGACTCCAATAGCTAACATAGCAGGATATAGTTTGTTACGAGTTGGAGTTTCTGCGCCAATGCCTCTCTTGATGTGTTGCTTCCAACGGTCAGCAATGTTGGCAGCTTGGCCGATATAACACATACCATTTTCTATATTGGTAATTTTATAAATTCCAGTGTGGACACCTTTACCTACAACTCTACCAATTAAGTCTGTATATGGATTTTCATAATAAACTTTCCAAATAACCTTATTTAAAGGTTCGCTATCTCTTAAGTATGGAGTGACCTCACGCAACCTTTCGATTTCTCTCAAATCTTCCTCTGAGAGTACAAGACGGTAGAAGTTAGCCTTCTCAACCATTTCTTGTGCGCGTTTGTTTGCTTCGACAGCGGCGTTGGTTAATGCACGCATTGTATCCAACTCGCTCTCTACTTCGGATAGTTCTATTCTCTTGGTTGAGATATTCGAAGTGAAGTATTCCATCAAATCTCGAAGTGTATCGAGATATTCGGCCTCTGCTTCAGCTTCGCTTTGACGAAATTTCTCACCAATAGCCAAAGCAGATGAAGAGAGTTTTTCCTGCATTTCATTCATTGCAGACTCATATACTGCGGAAGCCGATTGGCGGTTATTTTCCATCATTTGTTGAAGACTTGCGCTTACCTCGTCTCGACGAGCGGTCATCGCATATGTCTCCGCGTTTAGGTTAGCGAGCTCCTCTCGGAGTTCGTTGTTTTTGTTGAGTGTAGCTAAATCCAGCTCTTGCGCAACTTTCATTTTCGGACGCAATACGAAATAAACCGAAATTGCGCCGATAGCCAAACCAGCTACAATGCCGAGGAATATTAACATAGAGAGTAAAAAAGCGGGGTAGATGTAGAACCTACCCCGCCGCTTCGCTCTTTATATATTACTCAGCGTCAGTTGCGTCTGGGTCGAAGCTCATGCCATCAGCAGTGAGGGACAAGAACTTAACAGCCTTGTGAGTGCCATCCTCAAGCTCGATTTCAGCAGGTGTACGAACACCAAGACCCTTTCTCTGGATAGCAGAAGTAAAGATGCCATCTACCTGGCGCTTCTCGAGACCGAGAGCCTCTGCTACATCAGCGGCAGTAACCTGAGCGCCGTTGATTTCCTTCAAATAATTGAGAACCTTCTTAGAATTTTCCTTCATAGCCATAATCGTAATCTCCTTCTTGCGGTTTTACCGCATCTCAAAATATTTTTATTGTATATAATAATCTGATGGTTTCTGGGCCTATCAGTTATTAACTGTATATATTATACAATTTTTTTTGAAAAAAGTCAAATTTTTTCACTGAGCATTGCTTGAATCATGTCGTCGAGTTTTACCATATCTTCAATCTCGAGGTCAGAAGATTCAGTGAGCTGGGCAATACGATCTTTAGCATCGTTGACCTTGTAGGGGTCATTTGAGGTCTGAATAATGAACTCATA